ACGATGAAGAGTTTATCGTAAAAAATCCAGTATTTATGCGGCTTCCGGGGTTTTCGGTTGACACATTGACACCAATCTGACACCAAACGGTGCAGAAAATTGTACAAGAAAAAAACAGAAGCGGTATAATAATCCAAATCAAGAGTATCAGCAGGTTAAGTTCAAAATCTGTTGGTACTCTTTTTTTGTTTAATCAAAATGGTGTCAGGAGAGCAAATCATTTCCTTCTTTTCAAACAGTGTTATAATTGATTTGCAATGGAAGGGGGGGGATGGCATGGAAACTGAAAGAAAACAGGTTTGTCTGGAATGTGGTAAGCCTTTAAAATACTACGATAGTGTTCCAAGGATCGTGCGAACTAAGGCTAGGCAAACTCGACAGATAAAGGTACAACGTTTTCGTTGCCCTTACTGTGGTGAAATACATAGAGAGTTACCAGATTATATTTTTCCTTATAAGCAATATGAAGCTGAAATCATTCGTGGCGTATTAGAGGGATTTATTACATGCGAGACGATAGGATACGAGGATTACCCATGTGAAATGACTATGATTCGGTGGAAAACTTCGCAAGAATTGCAAGCGCTCTTATGAAAGGAGCGTGATAACATGAGTAGAAACATATTTACACTTTACTATGATGAACCTATGAGTATTTGTTTATTTAGGATTCTCCAAAAGAATAAAAGAGTCAAATGCCTTGATTGGGCGGACATCGAGAGGGATGGAACCAATGAATGTGTTGGGCGATTGTTCTTTATCGAAGGGCCTGGAATATTTGTGAATATGATGTGCAGATTATCTGGTAAAGTTATCTTAAACGGTATACCTACTTATGTCAGAACTAAAGATGATAAAATAATTAGAGAGGAGTCCTAACAAGGGCTCTTTCTTTTTGATCAATTCCCACCGAGGTTGTTTTTACTATTGATTATTTTTAACCTAGAATAGCCAGTGAAAGGAGGACAAGCATATGGGAACAACAATACGCCCGGAGTTATCGGAGAAAAATCCTTACTGGCTTGAAAAACATCGGTATTATGAACTAAAACATTTCTGCCTGCAATATCCAATCTGGAAGAAAGCATATTCATCACTAGACGGATTAGCTACCCGTCCGTCAAATCTGTCGATATTTGTATCTGGCAATATCTTGGGTGATCCGACAGCTAGATGTGCAATTGCAAAGGTGTTTTATTCTGAACGACTGAATATGATTAAAGGAGTTGCCGAAGAAACTGATCCGACACTAGCTGATTATATTTTAAAAGCCGTAACGGAAGGTTGGTCATATGACGTTCTTAAAGCTAGATTAGGAATTCCATGTTGTAAAGATGTTTATTATGACTTGTACAGACGGTTTTTCTGGTTGTTGAGTAAGGAGCGGAAGTGATATGAAGATCGTGGATAAGGCTGTAAAGAAAGTGTATCGGTTCAATTGTCCAAATTGTCAGAGCAGACTTGAGGGGGAGAGTCAGGAGTTTGTGGACATCGGCGGTAAGGTAAATAAATTTTTCTGTCCAGTTTGTAGACAAGACCGTTACATAACATGGTCGGATTTGAGGAAACGAATTATTTACGAGGGACAAGAACCGCACAAATAACAGATCCTATTATGAAAGGAGCGTGATTTTAAAATGATCAAATCAATTTATGGACCTATAACAAATCCGAAAACAGGTGAATCAAAGGATATTATTGTGAATGCTATCGCTTCAAAAAATCTTAAAGACGTTTTGATAGGTGGCGGTATTGTACTGGTAGGTGTTGTTTACCTTACATTGTCCACATTCAAAAACGGTGCAAATGCATTTGAGGAAGCGGAGTATGAGACATTAAAAGAACTTAATCTGTTTACAAATTAGGTGTTACGAGCAATTTTAGAATCTGAAGAAGATTGAGCCGGCAACGGCTCTTTCTTTTTTATTCTAGATTAGAAACAGTACGGAGGTTACGGAAAAACATGTTATTTTGATATTTGAAAAATTGCCCGGGAGGAAATTCCTGAAAAATTTTTGAAAGGAGGAAAGAGAAATGCAAGCTATTATTTTCTTATCAATCGGAATTGTGGTTGGATGTATATTATCAAGGCTCATTCCGAAAAAGATTGTTGGTACGCTTCGGGTTGACCGATCGGACCCAGACAGTGGACCATATTTATTTCTGGAACTTACACATGGTGGCATGGAAACGATAAAAAAGAAGAAATATGTGCTGTTTGAAGTCAATCTGAAAAGCTATATTTCGCATGAATAACACACTCTTTTATGGAACCCGAAAATAAATTATTTGAAAGGAGAAACAAAATGGATGAAAATAGCATCAAAGAATTGTTAAGCGAGGAGATTGCTGAGGAGATTCAGGCTTTATCCACTTTGGAAGCAGGTAGCAAAGAAAAATCAACAGCGATTGATGATCTGACAAAGCTTTATAAGCTGAGAATCGAGGAAAGCAAGAGCGAATGGGAGGCTGACGAAAAGTATAATCGTCGTGTGATGGAAGATGAAGCCAATACACGGGATGACGAATTGAAGCAAACCCAGATTGCAGAACAAGTTAAGGATCGATATTTCAGACTTGGTATCGCAGCAGCGGAACTCATGATACCGTTGATGTTTTATGGTATCTGGATGAAGAAGGGATTTAAGTTTGAGGAGACTGGAACATATACTTCAACAACATTCAGAGGTTTATTTAACCGTTTTAGACCGACAAAAAAGTAAAAATCAGAAGTTCCAAAACGGGAGGCGTGCGTAATGCATTGCCTCTTCGTTTTTCTTCGTGAAAATTACAACTCCTTTTGTGAGAGAATAAAGCTTTATCTCTTGAACTGAGGTCACCGGTTTGTGTACAATATGTATATGAGCTGGACAGTAGAAAGGAGATATTTAGCTATGAGTATTTTTAACGAGGAGCAAATTAAAGCGATGTTCAGCAGAGAGTATATCTGTCGTGAATGCGGAAATTTAATGAAGTTCGAGGATGAGTGGGAAGACACGTTAGTTTGTCCCCACTGCGGTCATAGTGTGGAATTAGATAGATATGGCTGCGAAGATGAAGAAGAATATGAGAACTTATATCCGACACGAGAAGAGGTATTAGGGATTGCTGATGAGGACGAAAATGATCCGGAATAAGTTTGCGGATAGTTAGATGATTAGAACATAAGCTAAAGAGAGAGGGTCTTGGAGAAATCTAAGACTCTTTTCTTTTTGTGAGGAGAGATATATAATGCGGTACCATTACCAAAAGCCAGGAATTTATCTGTCAATGTATGGGCGGATTTATATTTGTGATCATCCGGTGTATAGCAGTTGCACTTTGTTTGAGGTTGGAGATAAAGGGCTGGCTGTTATACAGCAGCGATTTGATACCGATACAAAAAGTACATGGTGGAGTGAGGTAGATCCTTGGCTTACTGATGATTTATATTTGCATCCGAAGTTTAAGGAATACTTTGATAAGCGTGCCGGGGCGTGTACGGACGGTCTATATCCAACAGTTACAATCCGACAAATTATGTGGGCATTAAAAATGAAGCCGATTAAAAGAGAGCGATGGGAGACTGTCTTTGATAGAAGGGATATTTAGACGCAAGATTTACAACTCCTTTTATGGAAATATACGTTTCAATGAAAGGAGAATATTTATGAGTATAGCAGAAAGGCGTTTGAGCAACAAAATTCGCATGTTTGAAGACATGTTATTACGGAGCAAGAACAACTATGAGATTGAAACACTCAGAAATGAATTAGCAAAGATGCGTATGTCATTACAAAAAATGCGATATGCAAAGGAGTCCTAACACGGGCTCTTTTCTTTTTACGCTGAAATCGCATCGTCTATTATGGAACCTATTTGAATCGAAAGGAGAAAAGGAGTATGGACGAAGTGAGAATCGTATCTAAATTCACAAGAAGTGTGATTTCTAAACTGTTGAAAATGACGTTACACAAAAAACTTGGATATAACATTGATATTCGGCTAAATGAGGTAAATGCCACTGTCACAGATGGAAAGACACACGTTCACTTGGATGTAGATGCGGAACTTGATAAGGACGAGCTTATGAAAATTTTAAAGACTATTGGTTTGAATTAAGGATTGAGCCAGCAATGGCTCTTTCTTTTTCTGTTTCGCAAAATTTGCAAGTCCTATTATGGAGAAACAGTTAGCTCAGTTGGTAGAGCGCCACACTTCCGTGGAGGTCATCGGTTCGATTCCGATACTGGCTCTCTTTTATTTTTATGCAAATTCGAAAGGAGAAAAATTGAAATGGCATGAGTATCGAACAGTTTGAGTTGATTATGTGCGACATGTATCAGATGGATGTATGGATGCCCAACCCCATATTTGAGAAGCATAAATTCGCTCAAAGCAGTTATTCACAATGGGCGATTGACGAATTCAGAAACTATCTTATACGGTCACTCTATCCGAGAATGGAAGGAACGCTTGATGAATTTATTAGTATGGCGGAAGAATTCATCAGGAAAATGGACTATTTTTCTACAATCAATTCCGCAAACAGTAGGATGTTTTCAATAGCACGAGATACTGTCGCTGATATTCAAGATATGCTTCGGGCTATGAAATAAAACATGAATCGAAAGGAGAAAAGACATGAGCAAATTTTCAACGGGGTTACGACGATCATCCCCTACAATTTTAACTGCTTTAGGAATCGTCGGTGTTGTTGGTACGGCTGTGATGGCTGTGCGAGCAACACCTAAAGCATTGAAGCTTATTAAAGCCAAAAAGGATGAACTGGAAACAGATAAACTTACTCCTATGGAACTCGTACAGACGACTTGGCGATGTTATATTCCCTCAGCTTTGATAGGGGTCGGTACGATCACCTGTATTGTGGGTATAGGTGTAATGGATAAGCGCAATCAGGCAGCCTTGACGAGCGCATATACCATGCTTAATGAATCTTACAAGCAGTACCGCCAAGCCGCTAAAAAAGTTTACGGTGAAGACGCAGACAACAAAATTCATACTGAAATGGCTAAAGATGCGAAAGTCGCTTCAAGCGATTGGGGGTATCAGGTTTATAACATGGATATGGACCCCGCAAGCGAGCAATTACTTTTCTACGATCTTACATCAAAGAAGTATTTTACTACGACAATGGCTGCCGTTTTAAATGCTCAATATCATGTAAATCGAAATCTTTCACTAAGAGGGGATTGTTCTTTAAATGAATACTTATCATTTCTTGGTGTTGATGGAGTAGACAAAGGCGATGAAGTGGGATGGGGCATAAGCTACATGGTTGAAGAACTGGAGTCCTATTGGTTGGATTTTGATAACTATAAAACGATTTTGGAAGATGGTTTGGAATGCATTATCATTGACACGATGGCACCTAACAAATTTGAATGATTCGCAAAATTCACAAACGCTATTATGAAAGGAGGCTATATGCTTTATGAACGGAAAAATTATCAAAGTCATTGGATTGATTGCAACTGTGGCCGGTGTAGGAGTGAATCTTGTAACCGACTGGGTAAATGAAAAAAAGATGGATGAGAAGATTGAGGAAAAGGTTAATGAAGCGCTTGCACTCAGAGACAAAGAATACGAAGAGGAGGAGTCCTAACACGGGCTCTTTCTCTTTATTTTTGAGGGCAAGCCTATGTATGACGAAGCGATTCAAAAAATTCTGAAATACGAGGAGGAATTTCTCTTTGAACCAGGACCGCACTGGCCAAAGAAAAGTATTCAAGAACATGCTTATGCCAGATGGGCTACTGAGGAAATTTTGTTGACTATTATGGACCATCCCTTTGTAGAACCGGACATGATTGTAGAGGAATTCATTATCAAGATGGAATACTTCTTACATATTTCGGGAAATACCACAGCAAATTCTATATTTACAATCGCTGAAAATACGGCCGAGGACATTCTCGGTCTTATTTTATAACCACAAAACTTTATATTTTCGAAAGGAGAAACAAAATGGAAAGCATCAAGGTTATCAGAAAGTACGAAAAAGAGGTACAAAACATTCAGGAAGGCGATCAGATTTTGATCTCACTTGCAGAGGTTGGTGAATTTACCGCGACGGCATACAAGGTTACGGATAAGGGAGTTTTGTTCATCTTTGACGAATACGTCGCGAGTCAGCCCATGAACAACAAGAACACCAATAAAGGCGGATTTGAGAAGTCTGACTTGAAGAAGTGGATGGATTCTGTTCTGTTTATGGCATTTCCGGATTGGCTGAGAGATCGGATTACGGATTTGTCTATTCCGACAGTTGGAGAGATGTTCGGTCATGAGGACGAATGGGATAATGATCATTTTGAACCGGATACAGATGAACAGCTTCCGTTGATGGGGAAACGCAAGAATAGAGTGGCTTATCTCAATAACGAATGGGAATGGGGCTGGCTAAGAAATGCGATGAAGAAGGAATATTCTTCGGCTTACTTCGCCGGTGTCGGCGGCTATGGCATTACGGTCTACGGCAACGCTTCGAACTCTTGCGGGGTTCGTCCAGAGTTCTGGTTGGTTAAGTAAAAATCTGGGGGCCTTGTGCCCCACAACAAAGAATATATTTTTTGAAAATCGAAAGGAGAAAATACCATGTTAGACATAATTAAAAAAGCTACTATTGCTAATACCGAGGAAGATACCATTCGGGTTGGAGATCAGATCCGAATTCCGATTGAGGGTTTCGGTACTTTTACTGCAACCGCAGAAGAAGTAACGGATAGTACGATCCTGTTCATCTTCGATGATATTGTTGAAAAAAGACCTATGAACGAAACAAACACTAACACTGGCGGATTTAAAGGTTCGCAGCTTTACAAGTGGTTGCAGGAGATTTTGTTACCGGCGTTTCCCAATTATCTGCGGGAACGAATTTCTGAACTCACGATTCCTACAGTCGGCCAAATTTCTGGTTGGAGCGATGCGTGGGACAAAGAACATTTCGAAAGTGATGGCGATCAGCAGCTTCAGTTGATGAAAGACCGAAAGCATCGCATTGCATCATTTGAGGGGGACTTTGCTTGGTATTGGTTGCAGAATGCTTCTAAGGCAGATTGGTCTTCGGCTTACTTCGCCGGTGTCTACGGCGGTGGCACTGCGAACTACGACGGCGCTTCGAACTCTAACGGGGTTCGTCCAGCTTTTCTTTTGGTTAAAGAGAAATCTGGGGGCCGTGTGCCCCACAATAGCAGAGTGTCATATAAGAGATACTATGCTCATGGAAGACAGGATGAGATTTCAAAAGAATCGTTGATGCGTGAGATCAATGAAAAGGTGAACGAAATTGATATTCTGAAACAGGAGATTGAACGATTGGATAAAGAACATCAGTATGACGAAGGAGCCAGTGAGATAAAAGCTCTTATGGATAGTTTTATCCGCGCCGGATTCACAGAGGGACAGGCATTTCATATGGTTATGAATATGCTGACAACCATGCTTGGAGGACTGCGATAATGAAGAAACCGAACATATCCAAAATTATCTCATCGGTTCGGACATCGGCATCGAAGCACAGTCCCGAAATCCTTACTGGTATTGGTATTGCCGGATTAGTTGTTACAACTGTAATGGCAGTACGGGCTACTCCAAAAGCTCTTATTCTTATTGAAGATAGAAAAAAAGAACTGAGGGAAGATACGCTTACCCCTGTTGAAACGGTAAAAGCAGTATGGATCTGTTATGTTCCTGCCGCACTTACTGGCACGGTATCCATTGCCTGCTTGATTGGAGCCAACTCCGTAAATCTTAGAAGAAATGCTGCTTTGGCTACTGCTTACACATTGTCCGAATCGGCACTGAAAGAATATCAGGAAAAGGTTGTTGAGACGATTGGAGAAAAAAAGGAGCAAGCTATTCAGGATGCCGTTGCAAAAGACCGGATTGAAAAGAATCCAGTATCGACGAACGAAGTTATTATCACGGAAAAGGGCGATACTCTTTGCCTTGATTATCCTTCCGGTCGATATTTCAAGTCCGACAGAGAGAAAATCAATAAAGCGGTAAATGAGCTTAACCGACGGATGCGTGATGAAATGTATATTTCTCTGAATGAGTTTTACTATGAGATTGGCCTGAGCGGAATCGGTATTGGAGAGGAACTTGGTTGGAATATAGATCAGGGATATATTGAACCGAGCTTCAGTTGCCAGTTGGCTGAGGACGGCACGCCTTGTTTGGTTATTAGCTATCTTGTAGGACCGAGATACGATTTTCGTAATGGTTAATGCTTCGCAAAAATTACAAGGACTTTAATGGAAGAACTACACTTTTTCAATTATGAAAGGAGAAACAAAATGGAAAACAACAACGAAATCATGAACGAAGAGGTTATCGAGACGACGGAGGAAATCGTAAGGGCGAGTTCTGGAAACGGCTTTAGAAAGGTAGCTGGTATCGGTTTAGCGATGATTGCGGGCGGTTTAGTCTGCAAGTTTGTCGTAGAGCCGGGAGTAGCACGTTTCAAAGCATGGAAAAAGATGCGCCAGATGATTCCACAGACCGACAACTTCGAAAACGATTTTAAGGAAGACATTGTTGAGGATTCGGAAGAATAATTGACAGAAAACGGTGTTCGGACGAGGGAAGGTACCTGTAACAAGGTGCTTTCCCTTTTTCTTTTTGTCGGGAGGAATATTATGAACCAGTATGCATATGACGGACCGGTTATGGAATTTGATACCTGCGTAGCTGACCGATGGAAAGGGTCCACGTACGCTGTGTCCGAAAATAAGGCGAGAAGTAATCTCGCTTATCAATTTAAGAAAAAGAACAACAGAGTTCCGGGTACAAGAATCACGCTTCCTGGAAAAATTGTTGTAGTCAATGAAAGGAGGACGTGAAATGGAGAATTACGAACCTAATTCTCACAAATCTAAGGAAGAACGAAAGGAAGCGTTGCCGGAGAAAAAAGTAGAGAAGATTGTCAACGGTTCCGTTAAATCGAAGAAAAAGAACGGAGTTCAAAAGATTGCCAGCGTGTTTGTTCCAGAAGATGTGGAGAATGTAAAAACCTATATTATAGAGGACATTGTTGTGCCCGCAGTAAAAGATATTATTTTGGATGCGGTCAGGGTGTTTCTCGGAATTGATAAAAGATCAGGTAAAGGTTCAGCTGCATCTAAAGTGGCTTATCGAAGTTGTTATGATAAGGATCGTCAGAAAAATAGCGTAGCGCGAACCAGAGTCGGTTACGACTATGATGATATTATTCTTGATAATCGAGGAGAGGCGGAGGAAGTTCTTACAAGAATGGACGAATTGATTGATGAATACGGTCTTGTCAGCGTTGCCGATTTATACGACCTTGTTGGGGTTACTGGAAATTACACTGACAATAAATATGGTTGGACCGATATTCGAAGCGCTTCTGTAGTTCGTGTAAGAGACGGGTATATGATTAAACTTCCGAAAGCCTTACCGATTAACTAAGGTGAATGATATGAATGGATATTTTACATCTTATGGCTATATGGGATTCATAGATGCCCGTTGGATGTTATTTGCGACTGAAACCGAGTATTATGAGTATCTCGCCGAACAAAATGGAGGGTAACAAACGTGTATGAATCAAAAGATAAATTAGTATCCCATCCGGCGCATTATCAGTCGGAAACCGGTTTGGAAGTTATTGATGTGATTGAAGCGTTTACGTTTGATCTGAAAGGTATCGAAGCGACTGATACCGGAAACATTATTAAGTATGCTTGCCGTTGGAAGAATAAAAACGGTATTCAGGATTTAGAAAAGATTATGTGGTACACACAGCATCTGATTGATCATTTAAGAAAACTCGAAAAGGAGAATGACTAACTATGAAAAAAGAAGAAATTATGAAGACTGTGAGTGGCACCTTTACTAAGGTGAGCTTCCAGATGAAAAAACACAGCCCGGAAATTCTTATTGTAGCTGGCGTTATTGGTACCGTGACAAGCGCAGTCATTGCTTGTAAGGCTACTACCAAAGTTGGAAAGATTGTTGAAGAAACCAAGAGCGATGTAGAGGAAATTCACAATGCAGTCGAGAAGGGTGTAACCAATGCCGGTGAAAAATATACCGCGGATGATTCTAAAAAGGATCTGACAATTGTATATGCTCAAACTGGTGTTAAGCTCGTAAAGCTCTATGCGCCATCTGTCATGCTTGGGGCTCTTTCCCTTACAAGCATTGTAGCATCCAACAATATTCTTCGTAAGAGGAACGTAGCACTTGCAGCGGCCTATGCGACGGTCGATAAAGGATTTAAGGATTATCGCAGTCGTGTCATTGAACGTTTTGGCGCAGAAGTTGATCGTGAGCTGAAAAACAACGTCAAAGCAAAGAAGGTTGATGTAATTGAAAAAGACCCAGAGACCGGAAAAGACAAGAAGGTCAAGAAACAGCAGTTTGTAGTGAGTCCGTCTGATATCAGCGGATACGCACGTTTCTTTGAACAGTACACAATGGACGAGGAAGGTAATACCATTTTGAACCGTAACTGGGAGAGCAATAATGAGTATAATCTTATGTTCCTCAAGGCGCAGGAACGATATGCCAATGATTTGTTGAAATCCAAGAAACGCTTGTTTCTGAATGAAGTGTATGAAATGCTCGGACTTCCGCCTACAAAGGCTGGACAGATCGTTGGTTGGGTATATGATCCGGAGAATCCCTCTGGCGATAACTATGTGGATTTTGGACTGTATGCAGACAATCTTACATATTCCGATTTTGTCAATGGACATGAACCGGCAATTCTTTTGGATTTCAATGTTGACGGTAATATCTGGGATAAGATGCCTGCGTAAGAACAAAGAAATAAGGCTGCCCTTTGATTTTTAAGTCTTAGGGTAGCTTTATATTTAGGAGGATTTCAATGTACAAATTATTGCGAATGTTAATCTTCCTCGCTCTTTGTGTCTATATTCTATTTTCAGTCTGCGTTGTTGGTAGTGCAGATGGGAAAGAAGATAAACAAGCAACTGTAAAATCTGAAATTGTGGAACCTATTACGATTGTTTCATATACACCGGAGGAATCAGCGCCGACAGTTGTGGTTAAAGAGTCAGAGAAGGAAGAATCTACAGTGCCTGAAGAAGACATAGAACTGATTGCTTTGGTCACTATGGCAGAGGCGGAAGGAGAATGTGAAGAAGGAAAACGGCTGGTAATTGATACGATTCTCAATCGTGTAGATTCAGAACATTTCCCAGATACGGTACATGATGTAATCTATCAGCCGAATCAGTTTTCTTCTATGTGGAACGGCAGAGTGGATCGTTGCGAAGTAAGAGAGGATATTTGCCAGCTGGTACGTGAAGAGCTTATATCAAGAATGAATTATGAGGTAATGTTTTTTACAGCCGGTGAATATAGCGTATACGGAGTTCCTATGTTTCAGGTCGAACATCATTATTTTTCAAGTTACGATTGAAAGGAGTTGTCATTATGAATAGCATTTTAGCATTTGTATCTTATACATTGGCGGCGATGGCTGGTATCTGTTTTGTTGGTGGTATCGCTGTGTTATCCGGTGGAAAGGAGAATTGATTTCATGGAAGGAATTGGAAACCTTATCTCAATGCTCGATTACGTACTGGATACAAAAAGAAAAAGACATATCACGGGAGGCATTCTTTTAAGTGTTTCCCTTCTTTTTGGTGGGTTGGCGCTCACGGTTATGACAATAAAAAACGAGGAGGACGAAGGTGAATATGAACAATAAAGTAATACCTTTTCTTACGTTTGTTCTTGGTGCGGCAGCCGGTTCGTTTGTGACTTGGCATTATCTCAAAGATGTCTACGAACAGATTGCTCAGGAAGAAATTGATTCTGTAAAAGAAGTGTTCTTAAAACGCGAAAGAGAACTTTCTGAGGACGAGGAACCGAAAAGAAAGATTGCTGCCTGCTATGAAAATGGCGAGAGCAAAGCAGTTGTTGATAAAAAGGAAATCGCGGAATATGCGGAAAGAATACAGAAAGAGGGCTATACAAATTATTCGGATGTGGCTTCCGGAAAAAAGGAGATGAAAAAGGCGGAGAGTAAGCCTTATGTGATTTCTCCTGAAGAATTTGGGGAGTTTGAGGAATATGAAAAAATCAGCCTGACTTATTACAGCAACAATATTCTGGCAGATGAGAACAATGAAGTGATAGAGGATGTGGAGGAAACTATTGGGGTTGATTCCCTGACCCACTTTGGAGAATATGAGGATGATTCGGTATTTGTCAGAAATGACGCCCGTAAATGCGACTATGAAATTCTTCTGGATCAGAGATCTTATGCCGAGGTTGTTAAGCAGATGCCACATCGAGTGGAGGAAGAATGACGAAGGACGAGCTGAATAATGCATATTTTGAATGGATGTACCAGCTCGTATGTAATGAACAGTATTCTAAGAGACTGTCCTATCGGAAACTTTTATATTTGCTCCATGATACGGAATTTACTTATACAATTCCGATGGATGGAAACAGAGCAGAAGATGGGACAGATCTCAGATACCGATTCGGATATGAAAACGCATACGAGGGTCCCGTGATTGCAGCTTATTTAGATGACCGCCCTTGCAGTGTTTTAGAGATGATGATTGCCCTTGCGATACGTTGCGAGGAACATATTATGGATGATCCGGATATTGGTAATCGGACAGGACAGTGGTTCTGGAACATGATTGTTAATCTCGGACTTGGGTCTATGAACGATACAAAGTTTAATAAAATTCATGCAAAAGAGATCATTCAGAAGTTTATGGACCGAGAGTACAGACGGAACGGCGAGGGCGGTTTATTTACTGTAAAACATTGTCGGACGGATCTTAGGTCTGTTGAAATCTGGTATCAAATGTGCTGGTATCTGGATGAGAATCTATAGGAGGACGTATGGTACACACAGATGTTTATAACTGGTTTGCTTTATATTTTCCCAATTATGCTGGCGAAAACGTAGACAAGTGGTTTCCGAACGGAAAGAACAGCATACGGGTAAGGCAGACCAATGGGCAGGAATTTATATTTACTTACAATAGTCAGAAAGATTGGAGATTTGAAACTATCAACAGTTTTCTGAGCAGCGGGAAAGGAGGAAAGCACTGATATGAGCGAGATGATGAATTATATTTTTGGAAGCATGAGTCGATCCGAGAGTGCGATTAAGAATATGAACAAAGCTCTCCGCAATCAGGCAAAGTTTAATAAGAAGGTGGCGATATTTGTGTTGGTTATGACGGCCTATACGGTTCTGTCAGAAATTGATCGCCGCGAGCAGGAAAAAGAGATAAAAAGGCTGAGCAATGAGATTAAGGAACTGAAGCGCTCGGAAGGAGAGTAAACAATGCGATGATCGACTTTATGGTGATTTCAACACGTAGTACGAAGCGTGGTGTAATAGAAATCTATCCAAAGTTCATTATTAAAAAAAGCTCCGATCTGATGATTCGAGGTGGTGACTTCTATGCTATCTGGATTGAGGAACGTGGTTTATGGTCTACAGACGAGCAGGATGCTTTGCAGCTGATCGACCGCGAACTGGATAGATATGCGAAGGAAAACCGCCAGCGCTTTGACTCTGATATTAAAGTTCTGCACATGTGGGATGCAGAGTCTGGGATGATTGATTCCTGGCATAAATATTGTCAGAAGCAGATGAGAGATTCTTTTCATACGCTGGATGACAAACTTATATTTTCCAATACGAAGACCGATAAGAAAGACTACGCCAGTAAAAAGCTGAATTATCCGCTTGAAGCTGGCGATTTGTCTGCCTATGACAAATTGATGTCCACTTTATATTCCGAAGAAGAACGGCACAAAATTGAATGGGCAATCGGATCTATTGTATCTGGAGAATCACAGAAACTGCAAAAGTTCATGGTTCTTTACGGCGCTGCTGGAACTGGTAAGTCTACGGTGCTCAACATCATTCAGCAACTTTTTGATGGATATTACTCCGTATTTGATGCGAAAGCTCTTGGTTCATCTAGCAATTCTTTTGCATTAGAAGCATTTAAGAGCAATCCGCTGGTTGCAATCCAGCATGACGGAGATTTATCCAGAATTGAGGATAACACGAGGCTGAATAGCCTGGTTTCACACGAATTGATGACGGTGAATGAGAAATTCAAATCAACTTATTCCAATCGTTTCAAATGTTTCCTTTTCATGGGTACAAATAAGCCGGTAAAAATTACGGACGCCAAATCGGGCCTGATACGAAGGCTGATAGACGTGTCTCCTTCCGGTAATAAATTGAATCCGCGGGAATATAAAGCGACAGTGAAGCAGGTTGGATTTGAATTGGGCGCAATTGCGTATCATTGTCAGGAAGTATATTTGGATAATCCGGGTATGTATGACGATTATATTCCGCTCACGATGCTTGGAGCATCTAACGACTTCTACAACTTTATTATCGATTCGTACCATGTGTTTAAGAAGGAGGACGGGACAACTTTAAAGGCTGCGTGGGAAATGTATAAGACCTATTGTGACGAGGCAAAGGTTTCTTTTCCGTTTTCGCAGCGTGTATTCAAAGAAGAATTACGAAACTATTTCCGGGATTTTCAAGAAAGATTTAATCTTGATGACGGTTCGAGAGTCCGTAGTTATTATAGCGGGTTCCGTACTGAAAAATTTGAGGACAGAGCAGTTGATGCGCAGGAAGAAAAGCATACGAAAAATACCTGGCTTGAATTTGGAAGTACAATGTCTATATTTGACCAGATGTGTGCAGACTGTTTTGCGCAATACGCTACAGCGAAAGAAACGCCAGCTAAGAAATGGGACAAGGTAAAAACGAAACTGTCAAGTCTTGATACATCGAGAATTCATTATGTGAAGGTTCCAGAAAATCATATTGTGATTGATTTCGATATTCCTGATGAAAACGGAAACAAATCATTCGAGAGGAATATCGAAGAAGCCAGTAAATGGCCGCCTACATACGCCGAACTTAGCAAAAGCGGTTGCGGGGTTCATCTCCATTATATTTACACAGGAGATCCCGCGCAGCTGAGCCGTGTATATGGCGACTATATTGAAGTTAAGGTGTTCACAGGCAAGAGTTCACTACGGCGCAAATTGTCTAAATGTAACGACTTGCCTATCGCGACAATTAGCTCTGGTTTACCACTGAAAGGAGAAAATAAAATGGTAAATTTTGAAGCGGTTCAAAGCGAGAAAGGACTTAGGGCACTGATAGAACGCAATCTCAATAAAGAGATTCATCCGGGCACTAAGCCGAGTATCGATTTTATTTACAAAATACTCGAAGACGCATATGCAAGCGATTTAAATTATGACGTTACAGATATGCGTAACGCAGTATTGGCGTTTGCAGCAAACAGCACTCATCAGGCTGACTATTGCATTAGGCTGGTAAACAAAATGCAGTTTAAGTCGGCGGAGGTGTCCACAGCCACCAAAAACGATGATGCGAAGCTGGTATTTTATGATATTGAGGTTTTTCCAAATCTATTCCTTGTGAACTGGAAGATTGAGGGAGAGGGAAAGCCGGTTGTGCGGATGATTAACCCGTCTCCGAGCGAGATTGAGGAATTGATGCAGTTCCGTCTCGTAGGATTCAACTGTCGAAGATATGATAATCATATTTTGTACGCAAGGCTTATGGGCTACACAAACGAACAGCTCTATAATCTGTCGCAGAAAATCATCAGCGGCAAATCTAACTGTTTCTTCGGAGAAGCTTACAATGTTTCCTATACAGATGTATACGATTTCGCATCTGCCGGAAATAAAAAGAGCTTGAAGAAGTTGGAAATTGAGATGGGAATCCATCATCAGGAGCTTGGTTTGCCTTGGGATCAGCCGGTACCGGAAGAATTATGGACAAAAGTTGCAGAGTATTGTGATAATGATGTCATTGCAACTGAGGCGGCATTCCATTATCTAAAAGCAGATTGGACGGCGAGACAGATTCTGGCTGATTTGGCAGGAATGACAGTAAATGACACGACAAACAGTCTCACTCAGAAAATTATATTCGGAAATAACCGTAAGCCGCAGAGTGAGTTCCATTACCGCAATCTGGCAGAGCCGGTACATGATATGGACGAGGAGACATACGAATTCTTAGCCGAAGCTTGCCCAGAGATGATGGAGCAGACTCATGGTGAAGCAGGAAGTCTTCTTCCATATTTTCCGGGGTACACCTTCGACCATGGAAAATCCATTTATCGTGACGAGGAAGTTGGAGAGGGCGGTTATGTCTATGCTGAGCCGGGAATGTATGGAGATGTGGCCTTGCTGGATATTTCTTCGATGCACCCGCACAGCGCTATCGCAGAAGTTCTTTTCGGTGTAAGATTTACGAAAGCATTCCGTGAAATTGTGGAAGGTCGAGTCAGCATCAAACATGAAGCATGGGATGTTGTTAACACGATGCTGGACGGAAAGTTGACGCCTTATATTCAGAAAGTTATCAACGGAGAAATGACTTCGAAAGATTTGGCGAATGCCTTGAAGACGGCAATTAATTCTGTTTATGGTTTGACTTCTGCGTCTTTTGATAATCCATTCCGTGATCCAAGAAATAAAGACAATATTGTAGCTAAACGAGGAGCCCTGTTCATGATTGACCTTAAAAATGAGGTACAGAAACAGGGCTTTACTGTTGCTCATATTAAGACAGATTCCATTAAGATTCCTGACGCTACGCCGGAAATCATCCAGTTCGTTATGGATTTCGGTAAGAGGTACGGTTACACCTTCGAACATGAGGCTACATACGAGCGGATGTGCTTAGTGAATGACGCTGTTTATATTGCGAAGTATAAGGATGGTAAACACGCCGGTGAGTGGACTGCAACAGGAACTCAGTTCCAGATTCCATATGTATTCAAGAAGCTGTTCAGCAGAGAAGAAATTGTATTTGAAGATATGTGCGAGACAAAATCTGTTAGTAGCTCTTTATATTTGGATATGAATGAAGGACTTCCTGATGTGTCTGAATACGAGAAGAAATTCTCAAAGGCAGAAAGTGATTATAAAAAGGGATTGCTTTCTGATACAACATTTGAAACAACCTGCGCGGAACTGGTAGAACCTATCTCAAAAGGACATAACTATCGCTTCATCGGAAAAGTTGGACAGTTCTGTCCGATTAAGGACGGCGCCGGCGGAGGTTTACTGATGCGTGAGAAAGACGGAAAATATTATGCTGCGACTGGATCAAAAGGATACCGCTGGTTGGAATCGGAAATGGTAAAAGAACTCGGAAAGGAAAAAGATATTGATCGAGGCTATTACGACAATCTTGTTGACGAGGCAGTAAAGACCATTTCACAATATGGAGATTTTGAGTGGTTTGTTTCGGATGATCCTTATGTAAAGGAACTGGGAGCAAACGATGCAGATGTGAATTGCCCTCCGTGGGCGATGCCTTGTGGGGATGAAAAGTATGAAACATGCTTCGATTGTCCACATTTTAATGACGACCAGTTCCACATGGACTGTAATCTTGGGTACGATATTTCAGACATTATTATGAAACAGGCTATGAATCCGCCTGTTGAAAGGAGAACAAACAATGAGAACCAATCTTGTAATTATTGAGGGAGCTAGCTTTATTTTCGACACCAATTTTTCTGGAGATCCGAAGCGTGACAGGTTTGGAAACGATCAGAGAAAAGCGAATCTGGTCATCCCGAATATCGATCAGGCGAGGCAGTTGATTGACGAAGGTTTCAATGTCAGGTTGACGAAGCCCAAAGAAGGTGAAGAGGAAGGATTTGTTCCGAGATATTTTGTGTCGGTCAAGCTGAATTATGACAGTCCGTGGCCGCCGAGGGTATATCTTGTGACAGAGGAAAACGATGGCGTTCTTCTGGATGCCGAAACAGTTTGCTGTATCGATAATATGTGGGTAGACAGCGTCAATGCTGTACTTAATCCGTATGAAGGTCCGAACGGAAAATCTTTGTATGTGAAGAGTATGGAAGTATTCCAGAAAATTGACGACGATCCGATTGCGTCGAAATATTCTCGTAGGCACAGAGCGGAAGCAAATGAGGAAGAGTCGATTCCTTTTAACTAATAATCATATTTTAAGGTTCCGGCTTAGTACATGCCCGGTTAAATGTCCAGTAAGGTCTTGATTGAAGATGCATCTTCATGATGGTAAGAGGAAACAGCCTTATATTTTGAAAGGAGAACGTAGATGGCATTCTGGAAAAGAAAACAGAAGCGGCAGACCACAGCTAAGAAGAAACCAAATGTCGCTCTGGTTAAACCAAAATCAGAATATAAGTCGCCGGTATGGGAACCAACAATTAAAATACCGGATAAAAAGACAATGGATATTCCAAAATCCGAACCGAAGAAAATGGACGATAGGAAATCAGATTATAAAAAGGAATTTTTACAAACATTCCGCAAGCTTACCTATCGGCATCGCGCATGGGATATTTGGAAAGATTTTATTGTTATGTTTGCGTGCTCTTTATCTAATCCCGTTGATAAAGCGCATTATGAAGAACGCGAAAAAAGATATTTGAGCATCATCAAAAAGTATAATAAGCAGGAACAGAATCTATTTCCTGAATTGGCTGCCCATACTGTCATGGCTTTGGAAGACAATCCAGAGCAAGACTTCTTGGGCAGTATTTTTATGGAGTTAAATCTTGGAAATGAATCTGGCGGTCAATTTTTTACTCCATATCATGTATGCCAGCTCATGGCAGCAGTCGCAGTAGGAGATGTTGTCCCTCAGGTTGAAAAAGAGGGCTATATAACCATTAACGATTGTTGCTGCGGAGCTGGGGCTACATTAATTGCTGGTATTCATGAAGCAAGAAAGCAATTAGAAAAAGCAAATCTGAATTTTCAGAATCACGTTCTTGTCTCCGCACAGGATATTGACGAAATTGTCGCTTTGATGTGCTATATTCAACTTTCGCTTCTTGGGGTGGCGGCATATATCAAAGTCGGAAATACGTTTAATGATCCGATGAGTCCGAATGATACGTTAGAAAATTATTGGTTTACCATGATGTATTTTTCTGATGTGTGGACGATGAGGAGAATATTTCATAGAATGTACGATTTGACGAAAGGAGAGGAAGAGACATAATATGGCAGGTGTGGAATTATACGACTATCAACTTGCTGCTGTTGAAAAAATGCGAAACGGCTGCATCCTTTGCGGTGGGGTTGGCAGTGGTAAATCCCGCACAGCGTTAGCATATTATTATTTACAAAATGGCGGCGCGGTGGAATGTCTCATGGGGCTTGGGAATTATATTCCTATGGACGCTCCACCGAAAGACTTATATATCGTAACAACTGCGAGGAAAAGAGATACGATGGAATGGGAAGGTGAGCTTTCTCCTTTTCTTCTTTCGACTCATAAAGATGTGAATTTATATTCTAATCAAGTGGTTGTTGATTCATGGAATAACATCAAGAAGTATGCGGACGTAAAGGACGCTTTCTTTATATTTGACGAACAACGAGTAATTGGCTCCGGTACATGGGTAAAAGCCTTTTTGAAAATTGCAAAAAGTAATCAATGGATTCTGCTGTCAGCCACGCCTGGTGATACTTGGCAGGATTATATTCCGGTGTTTATTGCTAATGGGTTCTATAAAAACAGAACGGAGTTCATACGAGAACATATAATCTACAGTCGATTCACTAAATATCCGAAAATTGATAGGTATATCAATACAGGAAAACTGATTCGATTGCGGAATGGTATTCTTGTTAACATGGACTTCAAACGTCAGACGATATCGCATCACGAGGATGTATTTGTTAAGTATGATATTTCGAAATACAAGGATGCTGGAAGAACCAGATGGGACCCATTCAAAAATGAGCCGATTATCAATGCCGCCGGTCTTTGCTATGTCTGGAGAAAACTTGTGAATACGGATGATTCTAGGCAGGTTGCATTATTGCAGATATTAGAAAAGCATCCGAAGGCAATTATATTTTACAACTTTGATTACGAGTTGGAGATTTTGAAGGAGGTGTGTGCCGGAAATGGTTATGAAGTTGCTGAATGGAACGGACACAAACATCAGCCTGTGCCTGACAGCGGAAAGAGGTGGACATACTTGGTACAATATAATGCTGGAGCAGAAGGATGGAACTGCATTAAGACTGATACCATTATCTTCTTTTCTCAGAACTACTCCTACAAAATCATGCAGCAGTCAGCCGGACGAATTGATAGATTGAATACACCTTATAAAGATTTGTACTACTATCATCTAAAATCTCGTTCTGGAATTGATCTTGCGATTAGTCGTGCGTTGAAGGATAAGAAAGATTTTAATGAAACTAGGTATGTGAAATGGTAAAAAATAGATAAGACATACGCAGAAATAACATTCCCTATAATGAAAGGATGATGTATACTATTTATATATTGTCCTTATCTTTAAAGAAAGGGCTTGCTAAAGGAGGCAGGTAAATGGAAGACAATATGAAAGAATTTATTGCTTACAGTAGAAAACTTTTGAGAAGTCTTGTGAAGCTCAAAAAGCTATTGGAGAAAGGCGATTATGATGAAGCCAAAACAATGCTGGACGAGTTGATTGAGGATACTCAGAAGGACATTGAAGCATAAAAGAAAACAGTTGTCGGAAAGAACCTGTGGTTGAAAAATCATAGGCTCTTTCTTTTTTTTATTTAAGTAATAAAATTAGCATAACAAAATTTTTGTGAATTAGGAGAAAATTTATGAACGAAGGTTATAAAGAAGTCCATTTTAATGAGTATTGTAAAACGTGCAAGCATGATAAACTGGATGAAAAATTTGAACCATGTAATGAGTGCTTAAGTGAACCGGTAAATCTTGGTTCTCATGTACCTGTAAACTGGGAGGAAAAAGAGAAATGAAATCTACAGATAGTGTAATTGTGAGCTGGGATTTTTCAAATGGAAAGGACGTTGGTGTCCTACTTGTCGGTAAGCAGAAAAACGGACGAGTGGAAGTTATCAATGCTTATCAGGGAGATGAGGCATACGAACTCTACAGACGGCTTACAGTTCAAAAGAAAAATCAGCAGACAAGCTTTGCAGAAAGGGTGATCAAATGAGTTTTCAGTACGACCAATATTTAGATCAACACAAAGCGAATGTGAAAAGAGGGTTTGATTGGATTCAAGAGAATCTACCAGAATTGTTAAAAGGCGGATTTGATTATGGTTGGCAAATATGCTTTGCGCACGATCAATCAAAGTCGGAACCGGATGAATATAAAGCTTATGATGCCTATTTCTATGGAGGAAATCGTTCTTATTCTGTAGTAAGAGCTTACGAAAAAGCGTGGCTGATTCATCTTCACAGAAATCCGCATCATTGGCAACATTGGATTCTGATTAACGATGACCCGAAAGAAGGAGAGCTCATTCTGGAGATGCCTTATAACTATATCGTTGAAATGATTTGTGACTGGTGGGCATTCAGCTGGCAGAAAGGAAAGTTGGATGAGATATTCAGTTGGTATGATGAACATTCTGAGTACATGAAGCTACATCCAACGACAAGAAAAACGATTGAAAATATTCTGGTGAAAATGAAAGCTAAGCTGGGGAGTAATAACGATAGTCTTGAAGAAATTTGAGGCTTTTTCTTTTTGAAAGGAGAAAATAATGAACAAGGGGACATCTGCTAGAAAGGTGATTGATATCATCGATTCGCAGTCTTATGAGGCTGGTTATACTGCTGGATATTCTGATGCAGAATCAAAAAGTTATGATGAAGGCTATCGGGCTTGTAAACTTGATTATAGGCAAAGAGCAAAAGAACGAAAACAATTGAAAATACAGGAGAAGCGGCGTCGGTTATATTTTCTAAAACAGAAAGTGATCGGCGTCTTTTTTCTTGTCTTTACAATCTTCGCGATAAAATTGCTGGATGGCGATGCAACAATTGCTTTGCTTACGGTACCGCTCAGTTTAATGATGATATTCAGCAAAGAAAAATGGTGGATGGATAATTATTACTTTGAAACCGAGAGAAACGAAAGGAAAAAACGATGAAACAACCTAAAAAATTAACCCGTGAACAGAAATGCTGCTTATCTGCACATTATCTTAACTGGAAAGATTGGATGCTGGTTGAGGAAACCGAGTTTTATTATCGAATTATTAATAAGAAGACTGGTGCTGTTAAGAGCGTGGATAAGTTCACACGGAGGCGGAGATGAAGACGGATGAAAAAGAAAAAATACCAGTAACCAAAGTTCTAGATGATATGTATGATCCTAACGGCGGTCTTGTTTCATGGGCTGCCAGAGATTATTACTACGAAAATTATGCAACCGATTACGAACGAAAAATAATGGATCGGGAAGATAAATTTGAAACGACCATCGCAATTATATTCTGGATCATATTGTTGTCTGGAATTGTGATTTGTGTTTTGACATCGTCGATTTGAAAGGAGAAAAATCATGAAAACAATTAAAAATAACTGGAAAGTAGCTTTGATCGTAGCAGCTGGCATAGTGGCTGTTATTCTATTATGTGTATTTGGTGTACAGAGCTCTCAGAATAGAGCATTCGCTTTGGAGGAGCAAGTCCATACCGCTGATTCGGACATTAAGGTCCAGGAAAAACGGCGTGTAGACTTGGTTTATAATCTCGCCGATTGCGTTAAGCAGTACGATAAACACGAAGCTGAAACATTGACTGCGATTGTTGAAGGCAGAGGTTCCACTGGTGACATTGAAAATGTTACTACAGCTATTACAGCTGTGTCGGAAGCATATCCAGAATTAAAATCCAATGATAATTACAAGGAGCTGATGAATGAGCTTTCGATTACAGAAAATCTGATTGCGGAATATCGCAGTAACTACAATAAGCAGGTAAAAGAGTATAACCGATATGTGCGAAAATTTCCAACCAGAATTTTTCTGAATATTCTTGGATATGAAGTTCAGGAGTACACCTATCTCGATTATGATGCGCCAGTTGATGCTCCGCAGAAGCTGTTTGGAGAGTAGAGCTTATGAGAGGGTACGGACGGAGAGGTTTTGATTTTGGAAATTTCGAGATCACAAAACGTGAAATGTTAGCAAGCATATCAATCATTGCTATTATGCTGCTGATCGGACTTCTTATTGCTGGAAAAATTTCAGACTATCAATTGGATAAGAACGAAAGATACAACAAGGCAGTAAAAATAGAAACTCAGGAATTGTTTGAGTACGGAATGCGGACTAATGTTGGTAATGCTTTTGTGTACGGAGATTTGGAAGCTGTTGATACGGTTACATATCCGGAAATTGGCGGGGAGTATATGTATATTGAGAAAGTTAAAGAAAAATATACAATGCACACTCGTCAAGTTGCACATACAACAACTGTGAACGGTAAAACTCATACTTACTATACTACAGAGACCTATTGGACATGGGATTATGCTGGTAGTGAAGATCAAACATGTAATGAGGTGTTGTTTTTGGAACATATTTTTTCCAGTTAGTAAAATTGATTTGCCTGGAGAAGAGTATATTGACACGATTAAGGAATCAAGTCATGTCCGCTATAAGTATTACGGAGTAGGCTTGAAATTTACTGGGACTATATTTACAAATCTGGCAAACAAAACCATTACTGACAACTCACCGTTCTATGAAAACATGACGATTGATGAAACTGTAGAATATTTGGAATCCGATTTTGCGATATGGTTGTTCTGGATTATTTGGATAATTTTAATCGGGGTCTGTGTCTATGGTTTTTATTATATTGATAATGAGTGGCTTGAGTAATCGATTTTCTTGGGAGATGGTCGAGCAATAATGAGGGCGACCACAAAGTGGATATAGCAGTTGCATAAGGGATGAGTCCGCTATATGAAAGGAGAAGTATATGGCTGATATTTGGGATAAATGTACATATCGCAAAGAATTTGATTCATATCAGTGTAAACGGATGAGTTCATTGTTCAAAGATATTTATCCTGATGGGAATGTAAAATATCACGACAACAATCGTGTCTGTTGCATAAATGTGGACAATCCCAATGTGTCTTATCACAGCGGGCTGGTTAGTAATCTCATCAACGAGATGTATCCGATCACTATGCCATATTTCCCGGAAAGTAAACCGTTTATGGTACATTGTGAAGAATTTCTTACAGATCCGAAAAATGGAGACTTCGATACTGTTGTAATTCTGTATGTGATTAAACCGAATGGAGATCGAGTAGAGATTAACCGATTCTTCAAAGAGGGTGAGGACGACTTCGTTGAGATTGCTTCTTGTGAATATGAAATGCGCCGGAAGATGCATGAGGAACGGCTGGAGAATCTGAATAAAGAGTCAGAGAAGGATTGTCACGGCTGTTTTGGCGCTTCAGATAACAGTTGCGGACACTGTGCGGAGGAAAGACCAGTATGAATCGAAGTATATTTATTCAAGGACTAAAGAGTGATATACAGCTTTCTGATAAAGAGAGGCAACGTATCATACGAAAAAGTCTTCAGAAATATCCATGGAAACTGAAATGCACTGTGGCAATGGAAGAATTCGCAGAGTTACAGCAACAAATCAGTAAGCAGATTCGTGGATATGGCGACAGAACTGGACTCTTGGAAGAGATGGCAGATGCTTATATTTGTCTTCGCTTTCTGGAGTCCATTTTTGATGTCAAAAAAGAGGATTTGCAGAAGGCTATTGATGTGAAGCTGGATCGAGAAAGGAGAAATTTGAATGGAAGGAATTGATTACACAATTAAAAGTGAGAAAAAATAGATGATTAACCACATCAGACGGTGGAATATATGGAGAAAGCATTCTATAAACAGTTTTACCCATAAGATATTAGTTTTATTTAGGATGCGATATTCTCCAACATTAGAGTTTACTTTACTTCCGGAAGAGGAAAATAAAATTATAAATGGATTACAAAAAGGGTTAAAAGGAGAAAAAGGTAATGACTGATAAGGAAATCAAGATTATCGAAAATTTCATAGCTAAAGACAAGCTGATCATGGAATTTGAAGAAATGCAGACTGCGATAAAAATGACATATGAACTCTATAAGAATATAAATCCAGATGAATTTCCGGAGTGGATCTATAAACCAGTAAATGATCCGTTATGGGATAATTTGTTTGAACGAATTGAAGAGGCTCTTGGTTTTAGACTCTTCTTTTGGCAGAAAACATACATTATGGGATTAGGATATAGATGCTCTGGACAAACAACTGCTGACGTTCTTAGAAATTTGGTGGGAGAGCGCATATCAGAGCCGATATATTTGGAACGACCTAGAAATCGCATGGAGGACTTTTATCAGAAGGAACTTATTGAAATAAAAAGAAAACTGGATGATAAAGATATAATTTCAAGAAGTATAGAGAGGAGAAAACGGCAATGATTAAAATTGAAAACGTTGAAGTTATGGGTTGGGAGCATGTAATCAGAGGTATGCGGAATCCAATGAACAGTTGGGATAAGTCAGACAGTGGTATCTGCAAAGGCGGTGATGACGGTATCGGTTGCAAAAACTGTGCCGGATATGACTGCGGGCATACATATGACCATTCTTTCCAGCTTGGTAAAACCGATCACGAACTTATGATGAAGCTGGCAGCAGGCGGTCCGGTTCATGCGAAGTATCGTAGAATGATTGTGGTGTATTTGGATATCACTGCTCCGCTTTATTGGTGGAAGGAGTTTGATACTTACAAGGTAGGTACGGTGGCTAACTCCTGTTCTACGATGCACAAGATTGCGGAGAAGGAGTTTACACTGGAGGATTTCTCATGTGAGCATTTGATTAAAGACGAAGAAAATCCAATCTATTCAGCATTAAATGATGAAAGACTAGACGGTGGCGGGTTGCTTGGTTTGACGGTCAATGTTTTGAACCACTGGCGTAGAAAATACCTGGAAACCGCAGAACAACTCGCCAATGATATGACGCATGATGAAATGGTACGGTTACAAGCGATGAAGAAGAAATACTGGTGGCCGATGATTCAGCTTCTTCCGAGTTCCTACAATCAGAGACGGACAGTCATGCTGAATTATGAAGTCCTTGCCGGTATCTATCCAATGCGGAAGAATCACAAGCTGGATGAATGGCGTGAGTTTTGCCAATGGATTGAGCAACTGCCGTATTCAGAAATTATTATCGGAGGTGATGTAAAGTGACAGTAAGAAGTTTAATTCCTTTTATAAAGCATAATGATATTCGTTTAGTTCTGGAAGATGATAGCGAAATATGTTTAATACGAAAAGAACATATCCAAAAAGAACTTCTTTCTGATAAGTGTCTCGATATGAAAGTGGTCTATATTGAAACCGATGAAGAAATTCCAGATACTATCAGTGTTTATGTAGCAAAGAAAAATGTAAAAATTTATTCTGACGGTAAACAAATTGAGGAGGAATGGTAACATGATAACGATTCAACAGATATTATTTGTACTGATTATATTTATCTGCGCTTATACGCTGATTGACCGTATTTGCAAGTGTATTGAGCATTGCGCTACGGCGAAAGCGTATTCAAAATTCAGAGAGAATGGTGTAATCACGTCATTAGAAAAAGTTCAGGAGCAGCTGAAAAAATTTAAGGAGGTAGGACATGAAACGAAAAATGAAAAACAGGGAATGGCTTAAATCACTGGCAATGGCGTTTACAGCTATTATATTTTGTTTGATCTTGACGGGAATTTTGGTGGCGTGGTTGGCTGCACATTAAGAGGAGGCACATTTATGGGCCGAGCAGAAAGGAGACGCGCTCAGAAGAATGAGCAAAAAGCAAAGACCGCTACATACAATCTCACAAAGGATCAACTGGACGCTGTAGTCCGTGAGAAAATTGGTGATGAACTTGCCAGGATAAAACAAGAGGCTACGGAGGAGGCTGTCAACACGGCGATGGTTCTGTTACTGACGCTTCCTCTGGAAGTGCTTATGGATTATTACTGGAAAAAATCTTATGCAAAGCGGATTCCAGAGTTCACCAATCATGTTCTTGAATATTACGAGATGTGGCAAAATGGAGAACTGGACATGGATAAACTGAAGGAAGACCTTTGGAAATATGGCGGTGTAAAACTTATGGAAGGAGAAAAACCGGTATGAAACTTGTGATTATTGGGGCGATACTGACGGTTGTGCTATTCGTTATTGGCGTGGTAGTAAAAGCTATAAAATCGGCGGCTTTATATTTGGACGACTCAATCCGGTGGGGAGGCAGAGATGGCTAAAGATGATTTGAGAAGGAACGCTGAGGGATATCTTGACCCGACTGCGTACGAAGCTATGCGAAATATTGAGCGAGATGAGGATAGATTTCACAAATTGCTGGATACAATATTTACTCTTTGCGAGTTATCCGATTTTCATATTGAGGAGCGCATTGTGATTAAGGACAAACGAACCGGAAAGGTGTGGAGGTAAATTTTGAATAAGACCGACCTTTATAAAAAAGAAAAAGCCGAGTTTATGAAGTGGTTTGAAGAATTCAAAAGAATAATGGAGGAACATCAAGATGTCAAACTTAGCTGATTTACAAAGGGCATGTGAATGTATTGCGAAGGCGTTTCAGCAGCTGAGTAACGGTATTGAGGAAGTTGCTGAGGCTTTTCGGAAAATGTTTACTACTGTCGAGGAAGAACGGAAAAAGAACCAAAAAGGTACCTCTCCGAGAGCATACGGAGCGTCATTGGTGAGTAATTCTGCTGCGAAGGCGTCCGTAAAATCTTATGATTACATACCTTCTGTCCGTAGAAATCTTCCATACCAGCGCCGGAGATTCTAATCGAGGATAGATTTTGGGGTTTGTACGGACGAAAAATATGGTCAAATTTCTGCCCACTTTTGGGTTTTGGAAAGTGACCAAAGACCACTTTTATTTGGGCGGAAACTTAAAAATTGACGTTTGAGAGGACGCTTACGGGCGATTTTGGTCAAATTTGTGGCCATTTGCCCGGTTTCTGCCCACTTTTAAAACATGGATTTGGCCAGAAAATTCAAGATTTGACAAGCGAAAAACCCAGTATTTATGCGGGTTTGCGGGTTTTGAGATTTTAAAAAGCCCACTTGCCCACTTTTTTTCTTAAACTATTATGATAAAAAGTTTAAATATATATAGTAATAGGCGAAAAAAAGTGGGTTTTTGACCAAGAGTCCAGAAAGGAAGTTTTTATGGGAAAGGTATCATGGCAAGATGTGTATAATAATTTCAAGTTGGTTTATCCAAAGCTATCAAGGATGTCGTTACATTTTGTGCCTTATGGATATATGACGATCGCTGTGTATCTTTCTGATGGTACAAAGATGATTTATGACGACCTGATGAAACGGGCTCGAATGGTAGTGTGACCGCCCATAACACAAAATCAAGAAATTGTCAAGAAGCTTTTATGAACCTCTTTTATTTTTTACTTGTTCGTGATATACTAAATCTGCGACACAATTTCATATGGCTTTGATTAAGGGAATCATTTTGGTAAAAAGTGTATTCTCTCTTTACTTATACCTTAATTAAGGCTGAGATTGTGTCGCAACAATGGGAGATGCATTTTTTCGGTGCGTCTCTTGTATGGGGCGCACTTTTTTATTTGCGCTTCTATTACGACAATGGAGGCAATACGGTATGGATGAGCAGGAAATATCTCTTAAAGAGGTCCAGTCTAATGGTAATTTTGAGATAAAACCGATAGAGAAAAAAATTGACTTTAGTAAAGGGTATACTCAATTAGAAATGAACACGGAGCAGAAAAAGCATGTGAGTGCGTTGATTCAAAATATTCCGTCCTTAATTGCTGTCAGTACATTAGCAGAAACGTACATCGTCAAATTTCCAGATGGATTGCAGCATACCTTAATGTCGCTTGGTCAAGGTGGTTTTAGTTCTACCTATATTGAGAGCGGGAAAATCGCTGGTACAGCTTCTTTGTATTCCACAGCAACACAAGCGGCTGTTCTTGGGGCTTTTACAACTATGTCGATTGTGTCTGGACAATACTTTCTATCGCAGATTAATAGCGAGTTGAGAGTGATGAAACTGAATATTGATAAAATATTAGAATTCCTTTATGGAGAGAAAAAAGCTGAGTTAATGTCAGAGGTAAGCTTTGTTAAGTATGCTTATCAGAATTACGGTTCCATAATGGGATGCAATCCCCAAAGAATTGCGACAATCTCAAGTCTTCAAAATGCAAGAAAGGTTGCGATGAAAGATATTGAGTTTTATGTGAGCGATTTGGATTCTATCGTAAATGGAAAAGATGGTTCTGATGTTGGAACGCTTACAGAAAAAGCAATGCAGATTAAAGAGAGTCTTGAACTTTCGATGCAGTTGTATGGTATGAGCAGTGTGCTTGAAATATATTACGCACAAAATCATGAGTCGAGTTACATAAAGTATATTGACAGTGAGATAACCTCTTATATCGACAAGTGTGAAAAGCGTATGCTTAGCAGCTTTAGCATTCTGAAAAATCGTATCAGTGAATATAAAGGAAGTCTTCTAAAGAAAATTGACAAGACTGCTTATGAGAGAACTGTTGTAGAATTAATTGAGTCACTAAATAGTGGCGAAGAATCCCTATTACGAAAGTCACTTCGTGAATCGTTATGGGCCGCATCAAGAACAACAGAATACTATGTTGACTGCGATGGGGAGATTTATTTAAAAGCATCATAACGGGTGCGGAAAGGAAACAAAATTATGAGTAAAGGCGGAAAGAAAAAACGTAGCACTGCTGGATTGATACTGGATGTTGTTTTAACATTGTGTACCGGCGGATTATGGCTTATATGGATATTGATACGGTATCTGAGAAACAATAGTTGATCAAATAATTGAATAAACATGAAACGGACAGAGATGCTTGATTGTGTTTCTGTCTTTTTTTACGTCAAAATTACAATGCCTTTTATGAAAAGATTATCTGATTTGAAAGGAGAAACATTATGGACATTACTAAGAAGGTTGCAAAGTTGAGGTTTATGTATCACACAAATATGCTTGACGTTTGTAATGTGCTGAATCAATTTGGCATTTTAAAAGACGATAAAGCAGAGAGCGTGATGAAAGACCATTGTATGAAATCTTTTGATTGTATGGAAAGAATAGGTCTTAATGTAAAAGGTTATTTTGATAAATAAAATAAGATGGAGCCCTAACACGGGCTCTTTCTTTTCGGCTTTTATTTTTGCGCGCGAAAATAACATTCCCTTTTATGAAGAGAGAGGATAAAATAGGCATTTTTAAACCTACATCCTCTTTTTATGTTTGACGAAAGGAGGCTCATGATATGTTGGAAAATAAATTTAAAACCAAATTGAAGAAAGAAATTGAAGAAAGATTTCCTGGCTCTATGGTTGTACATTTAGATCCCAATGAAATACAGGGTATTCCTGATTTAGTTGTATTTTATAAAAATAAATGGGCGGTCCTTGAGGGAAAGAAAAGCGCGAATGCAAAGAAACAGCCGAATCAAGATTATTACGTGGATCGTATGAATGAAATGTCTTTTGCGAGATTCATATGTCCAGAGAATAAGGAGGAAGTGTTAAATGAACTTCAACAATCATTCGAATCTTGAAGGGCAACATGCTTTTCTTGGTGCTAGTAAGTATCATTGGATTAACTATGATGAAGCGAAAGTTGCAGAATCATATTCCAAATTTATGGCAACACAAAAAGGTACGATTTTACATGATTTCGCGGCACAATGTATTTTGCTTGGACAGAAATTACCTAAGTCACAGAAAACGTTGAATATGTATGTAAATGATGCCATTGGTTTCAAAATGACACCAGAACAGATTCTTTATTATTCAGAAAACTGTTTTGGAACGGCAGATTCAATCGTCTTTCGAAATCGAATGCTTAGGATTCACGATTTGAAGACCGGAGTGATTCCGGCGCACATGGAGCAGCTTGAAATATATGCTGCTCTTTTTTGTTTGGAGTATAAGGTAAAGCCAGCAGATATCGAGATTGAGTTGCGGCTCTATCAAAATAATGAAATTCTTTACCATAATCCGACTGCCGAAGATATTGTTCCGATCATGGACAAGATTATTACCTTTGACAAAATCATTAATAAAATTAAAGAACAGGAGGGCTAAACCATGAATCCCATTGCAGAAGAAATTTTAATGCACTATGGAATGCCAAGGCGTTCTGGTCGTTATCCATGGGGTTCAGGAGATAACCCTTATCAGCATAGCGGAGATTTTCTCAGTCGTGTCGATGAATTGAAGAAACAAGGTCTGAAAGAGACAGATATTGCAAAGACCATGGGACTGACTACAACTCAGCTTAGGACTCAGATGAGTCTGGCAAAAGATGAGCGAAGAGCTCTCCAGGTTGCAACGGCAAAAGGACTTAGAGAAAAGGGTTACAGTCTGAATGAGATTGCGGATAAGATGGGATTTAATAATGATTCTTCTGTAAGATCGCTTCTTAATGAAACTTCTGAAGCCCGTATGAATCAGGCGAAAGCAACCGCTGAGTTTTTGAGAAAGCAGATTGATGAGAAAGGCATGATTGATGTCGGAACCGGCGTTGAGCGTGAACTTGGAATCTCAAAAGAGAAACTGAATCAGGCACTCTATATGCTAGAATTGGAAGGTTATCCTGTCTATGGTGGTCGTGTACCACAAGCAACAAATCCCGGAAAGTTTACGACTCTCAGTGTTATTTGCCCTCCGGGTACAGAGCATAAGGATATTTATGATTTTGAGAATATTCATTCGTTAAAGGATTATATTTCTTACGATGATGGTGATTCGTTCAAGAAAGCATTCGAATATCCAGAAAGTATGAGTTCCGATCGGTTGAAAATCCGCTATGCAGAAGATGGCGGAGTTAATAAAGATGGTGTTATCGAAATTCGGCGTGGCGTAGAAGATTTGTCTTTGGGTGATTCTCATTATGCTCAGGTCCGAATCATGGTAGATGGAACTCATTATCTGAAAGGAATGGCTGTTTATTCAGACGATCTTCCAGATGGTGTCGATGTGCTTTTCAATACCAACAAAAAGACTGGCACGCCGATGACTGACGTTCTCAAAAAAGTCAAAGATGACCCTGATAATCCGTTTGGCTCATTGATTAAAGAGCATGGTGGTCAGAGTTATTATAATGACCCGAATGGAAAGTACACAGATCCGGTAACTGGTAAGAAACAGTCGTTGTCTCTTATCAATAAGCGTGCGGAAGAGGGAGATTGGGGCGAATGGAGTGATCATCTTCCATCTCAGTTCCTTTCAAAGCAGAGTATGACATTGATTAAGAAACAGCTTGGATTGGCAGCCGCTGATAAGCAGGCTGAATTTGATGAGATTTGTTCTCTTACTAATCCAACGGTAAAGAAAGCTTTATTAAAGTCGTTCTCTGATGATTGTGATGCAGCCGCAGTTCATTTGCAGGCAGCAGCTCTTCCAAGACAGAAGTATCAAGTTATCCTTCCACTTACTTCTATCAAAGATGGAGAGGTTTATGCTCCAAACTATAAAGATGGCGAGACCGTTGCTCTGATTCGTTATCCACATGGAGGAACTTTTGAAATCCCTATTCTTACTGTTAATAATAAACAGCTTGAAGGACGAAGGGTTTTGGGTAATACTCCTGCTGATGCAATCGGTATTAATTCAAAGGTCGCAGAGAGATTGTCCGGCGCTGACTTCGATGGCGATACCGTTATGGTCATCCCATGTAATTCTTCTAGAAGTAAAGTGAAGATTACTTCTACGCCGGCATTGAAAGGTTTGGAAGGGTTTGATCCTAAACTGGAATATGGAGGTAAGAAAGAAGGAACCTTTAAACCGATGAAGAATACCCAGACAGAAATGGGTAAGATTTCAAACCTGATTACCGATATGACGCTTAAAGGTGCAACACAGGATGAATTAGCCAGAGCAGTACGACACAGTATGGTTGTTATTGATGCCGAGAAACACAAGCTGGATTATAAGCAGAGCGAAATCGATAATGGTATTGCTTCTCTGAAGAAAAAGTATCAGGGAACGGTGGATGCCGATGGTCGTTATCACGAAGGTGCAGCAACTCTGATTTCCAGAGCTAAATCGGAAACTTCGGTTCTCAAAAGAAAGGGCAGCCCAAAGATCAATGATGACGGTTCGCTCTCCTATAAAGAAGTAATTGAGGAGTACACCGATAAGGATGGAAAAGTTAAGGTTCGTACTCAGAAGAGTACAAAAATGGCAGAAACAAGAGATGCTCGCACCTTATCTTCAGGTACCCCACAGGAAGAAGCTTATGCAGGCTATGCCAATAAAATGAAGTCCCTGGCAAACCAGGCACGTAAAGAAATGGTAAACACCGGTAAGATAGCCTACTCTGCCTCTGCTAAGGCCGCCTATGAGCCGGAAGTAACCTCATTGATGGCTAAGCTCAATGTGGCTTTAAAGAACGCCCCCCGTGAGCGACAGGCTCAGGTTATTGCCAATGCCACCGTTGCTGCTAAGAAAAAGGACAACCCCGATATGACTTCTTCTGAAATTAAGAAGGCTAACCAGCAGGCACTGTCTTCAGCACGTGCGTCTGTGGGAGCTAAGAGGAACTCTATTGAGATCACTGACCGGGAATGGGAAGCAATTCAGGCTGGAGCTATTAGTGAGAATAAGCTTACACAGATTCTTAACAACACAAATATTGATACACTTCGTCAAATGGCTACGCCTCGTGCGACTACTTCTTTGAGCACAGCAAAGGTGAACCGCATCTCTGCGATGAGTAACTCCGGGTATAGCACATCTGAGATTGCTGACGCCCTTGGTGTATCTACATCTACCGTCTCGAAGTATTTGAATGGAAAGGAGTGAATTGGTTAGATGGTAACGAAATGTGCTTTGACTACATTTGATAATCCTTTTGATCCATTTGAACAGTTTACTTCCTGGTTTCTGTTCGATGAAGAGAAAGGTTATCATTCTACAGCGTATTTAGGACGAATTGCTCGAACTTCCGATCAGCTTTCCGAAGAAGAAAACGAAGTTGAAATTGAGCGAGCAATCGATGAAATCATTAAGTACGATTTTAGAAATATTTACAAGAAAGTGAAGAAGAAAATTGGAGCTGCTTAAAGAACAGAAAATATTTTATAAATCATTTTTCTTGTGGAAACTTGGCGGTTTGTACCGCTACAACTGATGACAGAAGATATAGGGGGTGTCGCGAAAAACGCACCCCCTCCGTCAT